CACGCCTACGTGCTGGGGGATTACAGCATGGACGGCACACCGGAACAGTGGGCGCAGCGCGTGGCCTATGCCTACGAACAGCACGAGGCCGACCGCGTGGTTGTGGAAATTAACCAGGGCGGGGACATGGCAACAAGCGTGCTGCGTGCGACCGGCGTGCGGCTCCCCTTGCAGGCAGTGCGCGCCAGCCGCGGCAAGGCAACACGCGCCGAACCTGTGGCCGCACTCTATGAGCAAGGCAAAGTGCACCACATGGGCAATCTGCCAGGACTCGAGGATCAACTTTGCAACTGGGTTCCCGGCGACAAATCGCCTGACCGCCTGGACGCCCTTGTATGGGCCATTTCGGCGCTGATGCTTGACGGGCAGCGTTCGCCCCACAGAACACGGGAGTATTGAGATGCTCGACATTATGCGCCTGACGCCCGACCAACTGGAACGCTACATCCACCTACAGAGCATTGTCGACCGGCAGCAAACTGACGCCGACAAAACAAGGGCACTGCGCGCCTACTATACCGGCGAACACCCCGTAATGCTCACGCAACGGCAGCAGGAGTATCTAGGCCCGCTCATCAACAGCGCGGAATTCACCTTTGCGCACAACCTTGTGCGCGTGGTGGTGAACACACTTTCCGAGCGATTGAGCGTAAATGGATTTTCCGTCAACGGCGTGGCATCCGTTGACGATGACGGCACTGCGGGCGCAGCGGCGCTGTGGACGCTGTGGAAGAGCCTGGCGGCAGACCTGATTGAGCAAGAACTTTACCCGGCGGCGCTGCGTGACGGGCGCGCCTACATGATGGTTGATTTTGATGCGGAAACGCAGGGGCCGCGCTGGGTGATGCACGAAGTGGATGACGGGCGCAGCGGCATCATCATGCACCGCGACCCAGGCGATCCGCGCAGGGTGCTCTTTGCGACGCGCTACTGGTGGACATTTGACCCGCTGAAACCAGGCGCAACCGGGATTGAGCGCAAGACGGTTTATCTGCCCGGCGAAATTCGCAAATACCGGCGGGGCGGGGCCGGGCAATGGCAGCCGGTGCAGGATGACGACGATCCGACGTGGCCGCTGCCGTGGGTGCACAAGAGCGGCGAACCAATGGGCGTCAATGTGATTGAGTTCGCCAATCCAGGCGGCGCAGAATCCGAAAACTTCATTGGCATGCAGAACGCGCTGAACAAGTCGTGGCTAGACCTTCTGGCCGCGGCGGACAGCGCGGGCTTCCCGGTGATGGTTGCGGAATACATGGATGCGACGGGCATGCTTAATGCGCAGGGCAGCGACGCCGATATCACAGGAGCCGACGAATTGAACTTTGGGCCGGGGCGTCTGTTCGAGATTGAGCGGGCGACGGTGAAGCGCATCGAAGCGGCTAACCTGACGCCCATGCTTGATGTGATTTGGGCGTTGACTGCGGCCATTGCAGGTGTAAGCCGCACGCCGCAGTACTACTTGCGTCCTGTGGGCGGGGCTGACGTACCCAGCGGGGAGGCGATCAAACAACTGGAGAGCGGGCTTGTGGCGCGCGCCGTCAAACGCCAACGTGTGTGGGGGCAGGCGTGGGAGGAAGTGCTACGCATGACATTGCGCGTCGCGGAGACGTTCGGAGCAGGGCTTGACACCGATTCTGACGCATCAATCACGGTGGAATGGGAAGACCCGAACACGCGCAACGAATTGTCAATGGCGCAAACGGCGCAGGCGCACAAGGCGCTGGGCGTGCCTGACGAGCAGGTTTGGCAGGTTGCAGGCTACAGCCCTGAGGAAATTGCTGAATTCAAGGCGATGGCAAGTGCGGATAAGGCGGCGCAGGTTGCCGGTATTGCGGCGGCGCTGCGCACACAGCAGATAGGGAGTGCAAATAATGGCGGAACCGGTAACGCTCTACAACAAGGCGGGCAAAGCGCAAATCGTGGTGTCGCCTAGCGAAGTGCGGCGGTTGGAGGCTGAGGGCTGGACGCAGGAATCGCCCGCTCCTGAGCCGGCGGCGCAAGACAAGCCAAAATTCATGCCAGTGCCCAAGCAGACGCGCAAGGCCAAATGAACCCATTGATAGCCGCGCTGCTGGCGGCGGGCGTCATTTCACAAGACGAAGCGCGCATTATGAACGGCATGCTCAGCGAAGGTGCGACGCGCATTGAAGCAGAGCAACGTATTGCCGCGGCCTTTGCGCAGGGGCTGGAGAATCAGCGCGCGCGGCTGATTTCGGCGTTGGACAGGGGTAATATTGACTACCGCGACCCCCTTCTGCCCGACTTCTGGCGCACAGAGCACGAATTGCTGGCGCGTGACGTGTTGCCAACGCTTACCGGCGTGGCGCAGGAGGTTGCACTGACGGCAACCGTGCGCGGCGGGGGACTGGCGCAGTGGCGCACGGTGAACGAGGCTGTGACAATCTGGACGGACACCCATTACAGGCTGGCGAATATTCAGACGCCGGGCAGCATGGAGCAACTGGACAATACGGCGCGCAACCGTGTAGCCGATGCAATCGTGCGCTGGCAGCGAGGCGAACTGAATGAAGATGCGGGGCCTGGTGGCTTGCCGCGCTTGATTGCAGAATTGCAGCGCAGCAATGCCTGGGATGTGGAGCGCGCCGCTGAAATTGCGGTGACGGAAACGACGCACATTTATGCTACGGCCAAACTCGAGGCGGCGTTGGCGAACCCGCTCATGGTGTGGCTCGAGTGGATCACGTCTGCCGACGAAATGGTATGCAACATTTGTGCGCCGTTGAATGGCGTGCGCATCCGCAAGGAGCAGCGCGTGTTTCCCGGCGGCTACTTCCCGGCGGCGCATGCCCGCTGTCGCTGTGGGGTGGAGTCCATCACGGAATATGCGGGGGAGTTTGCCTAATGGATATGCGCCTGCAATACGATGCGTCCAATGCCCTGGCAAGTCTGGAAGTTGCCCGCAGCGCGATTCGGCGCGCCATGCTTGCTGCGGGGGAGGATGCCACATCATTGTGGCTGGTGCAGATGCGCCGCTACCCGCCCCCGATTGCGTTACGTGTTTCGATAAGCGCCAGCGGGCGGCGTCGTGACCGGCTGGGCAACGGCTACCGGCGCACGGGCACGCTGCGCAAATCGTGGTTCGCGAAGCCGCCGCGCGCAGAGGGGCGCGGCGTGGTTGCAGAGGTGGTAAGCAGCGGGCAGATTGCGCCTTACAACATCTATGTGCAGATGGAGGGGGTGCAGGCGTGGATGCATGCGGGCCGGTGGGAGACTGAGGCGCAGGTGATAGAGCGCACACGTGCGCAGGTTGCGCAGATGGCGCAAAGGCGGACGGGGGATGCATTGCGCACGGTGCGCTAAATGGATGTAGAATGGATGCGTCAATCCACCCCCACCCGCAGGAGTGCCCCATGCGTAAAGTGATCCCGTTGTTGCTGATTGCCGCAATTCTGGGGGCATGCTCTATCGTCGTCAACGTGGGCACGCAACCGACACCGACTGCTGCCTTTGCGCAGATACCTACGCCGCTGCCAACAATTGACGCGACGTTTTACGGTGCAAGTGCGTACAGGGCATTTGTGACGGATTTCGCACAGGAGAGTGCTGCACTCGTGCAGGCTATGCGGGATGTGGGCAGCGCCCAACGGGTAGTTGCGCTGCCTGACATGATTGCAGAATATCGCTCGCTGCTGGATGAGTTCAACCATGTGCGGCCTGCCAATGTGTCGCCGCCCGCCTATATGCAACAGTTGGTCGTCATTAGCACATTTGATGTCGGGATGGATCACCTGGAGTCATATGCAAATTTGGGGCTTTACGGCGATCTGCAAAGTTTTGAGCATCAAATAGATTTGGGCGCTGCGCAGTTGCAGGAATTGCAACAGATGATCGCCCCATAGCGCATCAATCACAACGACATACTGGCACGAAAAGGCCCGGCATTTTCGCCGGGCCTTTTTATTTCTGCCGCCTCGGTGGAGTTGCGCCGATAGGATGGATGCAACAACCCATCTACGCCGACGGGCGGCAAAAACGGAGACACAAAAATGGCAGACGAAACGACAACCCCGGCCGCGGATGCAACAACCCCCCAGGCCCCAGAACATGATGCAGCAGTTGCCACGCCACACGGTGACGCCCCCGGCAAAACGGCGGATGAAACGGCGGGCAAGACCTTCACACAGGCGGAAGTGGACGCGCTGATTGCGCAACGGCTAGAGCGCGCCAGGAAGAGCGCGGAAGAATCGGCCAATAAGGCCCGCTCGGAAGCGGAACGCAAGGCAGCGGAACAGCAGGGCGAATTTCAGAAACTTTACGAGGCCGAAAAGGCGCAACGTGAAGCGACGGAACAGCGTGCAAAGGCGCTCGAGTTGGCAAGCCTGCGGCGCGATGTGGCCGAAAAGATGGGCGTCCCATCCGCTTTGGCCGCGCGCTTGCAAGGGGAAACGCTCGAGGAATTGGAGGCGGACGCTAAGGCATTGATGGCGGCGTTGCCCAAGCCGGGCGCACCGAACACAAATGCAACGGGGGGCGGCAAACCGCCAACCAACGGATATAGCGAACAGGAACGAGTCAACCTGGCGGCGCGCTTGGGCGTGAGTTCCAAGTACTTCGGCAAGACTGGAGAGTAGAGATGGCAACAGCACGAGATACTACTGCGGCAAATATCAAGCCGCTTGAAGGGGCAGTCGTTCGCCGCTTTACGGCAGGCGCAGCGATTGCGGCGGGTGAGTTGGTGAGCATGTCGAGCGATGGCTACAT